GGTCAGATGAACTGACACCTCATAATCTTATAGACGGCTACGCCGTCTGAGACATTGTCTCGAACCGCTAGGTAGCTCGTTTCCGTTAGCACTCATCCCTAAGCGTTTCGGTCAAAATTACAATAAATTAACGCGATTTGAACACAGTTACTTGATTTCCATATGTGAGATCACGACGTAGTCGTGAGTGATTGAGTATCACAAAATCAATTCATTTGTCCTCAACCCTAATTATAAGCGACATTCGATGACATGGAGGTCCGTGGAAAAGGTTTCGTCCGTGATGGGATTCTCAAAAATCACTGGAACGGTGCGGACCAACTTGGTAGACACGGGTCGAGCCGTGATGTTGCTGCCGTCCCGCCAAAGATAATCTTCCCAGCAGTCGAGTCTTCGTCCTAGTCTTGAAGTGAAGTAGGACCAAAATGACCTGTCACGCCGTTCGTCTTGAAGGCGTTTGTTGGTTTGGTAAACCTTGGTAAGGACGTCGTCAAGGTCTTCTGTGAGACAAAGACGAAAGGCGATAGAGTGAAATGAAAGTGATGCTTTAAGTTTTTATTCTGTGGTTCGTACAAAATCATTTTCTTTAGGCTCATAGCCATACATCGCCGTCATGACCTTGGCCCCACGGGGTGCCCGCGAATGACCAATCCTTTTGTTGTCAAGAATGAGGACGTCGCCCCGTCGCCACTGAAAAGCAAAGTGAAATCGAGGATCAAACATCAGGGAGGTCAGAGTAGAAATATCATTGGCTGAGAGGCCTTCAATGGTGCCTCGCGTGGGGTCCGGATCCCATGCAGGAGATGCCTTGCGGAACCAGTAGGCGACTGACCACCAGAGTTTTTCAATCAAAGAGAAGCGCGACCCGTAGTATCCCCAAAGCGCCGTCCAAAACGGGACATGTCCCCAAAAATCACTACACCACGCGAGGTGCTTCCCGTCAGATGAAATTGGCGAGACCTTCTTCGAAAAAGTGACGGCCTGGGGACCCACAACAACCTCGAAACCCTTCTCTTGAGCCACTCGAACAATTGATTCCAAGTCGTCCATGTCAAAAGCTTCAAAAACCGTCTTGGGTTTTTGGGACCATACCCACCCCATCAAGGTCCGTTTCCACCCTGGAATGGTGTAGGGAAGGGTGTAGGACATTTTGGCCTGTGACTCTTTCAGCAAGGTGTAGAGGCCCCTATGCTCCTCTCGAAGGACCGCCACAAGACCTTCCATATCGATCAGTGGCGTCTCGGACAAGGACTTGTGTGACAAGACATGAAAACAAATTGTCGCCGGTGCCCCGTCGCCCATAAAGGCCAACTCGGTGTGGGGCAGGATGATACGTGAGGCAGGGAGAGTCGTGGAGCGGAAAATCCCTGGAGCCCAAAAGGTTCTCGGTTGGCGTCCAAGAATTGTCAAGAGAGCCTTCCCTTCGCCTTTGAATCCATCATATAGAAAACGGTTCGGCAAAACGTAGCCAAGCTTCTCCAAGAGGTAAGAAGAAGGATTGACACGAAAATCTCGGAATAGGAGGTAGCCGTCCACTGCAAGCTGTTCTTTCAGAGTGGCACGGTTGGAGACGAGGTAGGTGTCAAGGTCTTCCCCAGTCCCCTCAATATGGTTCATCCTGCACATACGGCGTAGAGGTTTCCACGGGCACGATGTAAAGATGTGAGCAAGCAAAGCGGTTACAAGGAAACCAACACTAAGCCAAAATACCATACCTTCCGATTTATATGTAGGACATTAATTGGCTTGCCAAAACAACCACACACTATACAGGATCAAGAAGCATATGGGGTTTACCAATATGCTGTTGACCCTCGCTGTCCTCATCACCTATTCCAAGACCCACATGGGATCCTATGTTCACTCACCATCAAGGAAAATGGCTGCAAATTCGATTTTCAACTTGAAGCAAGTGGAGAAGGTTGGTGGGCGTCAATTTAGGGGAAAGATAAAGACAAAAATCAAAACCCTTAAGCCGTGGAAGACGGTGAAATTGGAACGGAAGGCCAAACCGTATACCTTTTTAAATTCTTTTATGGTGACACCGTCTATCCAAGCCAGAGTAGCCAAAGCACTTGATCAGGTAGAAAAACCATTTGGGGTTCTTCACCCGCGCCTTGAAGGTGATTGGGTTAAGGATCGCGATAAAAAACACTTGAATTTTTTTGGGTGAAAAAAAGATTCATTCGTTTATGACGTCTATCCGTCCTCGTCTTGGCCCCTCAAAACCTTGGTTTTGATTGGCAACCGAAATCCTAAAATCACTCAACTATGCGAGCACTTAGAAGAGCTTCTCTCCCCCATCAAGGTGGCCCATGCCTTTGATTTGCCGGGTTTCCCCGCCAATCTTGTTATACCTACAAATCGGCTGCCGCTTTTCACCTGGCTCTACAGGCAAATGTTTTTGTAGGCTGCCCAGGCTCGACCTTTTCAATGGAACTTGTGCGACGTTTAAAAGCCAAGGGAATCTTTTATCAATAAATGTGTTGTTGCTGTCGACCAGGCCGTTCTTACATTCTCCATCGAGGGACGTCCCTGAAGAATCAGGTGGCCTCCTCCACACTCCAAGTGACCTTGGGTACCCAAGGTTTCAAGAAAGTGTTTACAAAACCTTGGTAGATCCTCAAGATCAAGTTTTGGGGCGGCTTCAAGAACATTCACAATCACGGATCGAGTCTTTCCCAAGTCAATGAGGATAGGCTCTGCCATGGCGTCTTTTAAAGGTTTGTCCTTACAAATTTTCATAAAATATAATTTTTTATTTTATAGAGTATCAACACCGGTCCGTCTCATAGTCCGTGTCCGAGGCATACATGGGCTCTGGAGCCGCTGCCTTGAAAACCGCTGCAGCGTGGGTCCTTGAGCCTGCCATGGAGGCTTGAGAAGGTTGAGGAGGTATGAAATTTTCAGCGCCCTTGACTCTCATCACCTGAGCAGCCTCAGTCACCGGATTCACCATGGTAATGCCTTGGTTACGTGGCAAGGCCATCTCAGAATTGCGCGCCCTTGCCGTGTCTGTGGCCCATGAAGATTGAAGAAAGGCGTCTGTGTTTTGACGGGCATTGAGGTACTTGGATCCATCCTTCAACTCGAAATTCATCTGTTGGTAATCTGGGACCGAGACATTCAAGTGCTCAATCGTGTCCATGGCTTCTGGCCTCACCATTAGGTTCACATCGGGTTGGGCATAGTCTCCCGGACGAGGCACGTCTGCAGATTGTTGCCACCCTGCTTCAAAGCCAGCCTTGACGTGGGCTGCATGACCAATGTTGGTGGTGGGTTGGGCATAGTCGCCGGGGCGAGGCACGTCTCCCGAGGGTTGACGAGGAGCTTCAAAGCCATCCTTGACATGGGCAGCATGACCCAGATTGACGGCTTGCCCCACCATGGCCGGGTCTCGGGAGAGGGCTGCCCTCGGCTCCACGGGGTTGGTCATCCCTGCTGCCGAGGGCAAGGGCGTCACATTGGAGGACTGGATGGCTGCCGGTTGGCGGTCAGGTGCCTGGCGAGGATCAACGACATTTCCCATGGCCGCTGTCGGCATGGCCGCGGAATTCACAGGGGTAAAGGTTCCGGTCGTGTCACGCGCCGGTGCCTTGGCCTGCCATCCCATTCTCACATCACTTTCCGCGCCACGTCCTGGGTTGACCATGATAGAGTCCGTGACAGGCATCCGGTCAGGAGCTTGGGCCATGGTGTGGCCGCCAGCCTGGGTGTGAGGCATGGCCACGGGTCCGCCTACCAGGGTTGCCGGATTGAAGGATGCTGGTGCTTTGGATTGCCAACCGCCCCTCACCTCGGTCGTTGGCGGCCGCACCGGATTCACCGTAATCATGTCGGCCACGGGACGGTCAAGGCCCTTGGCTTGGAACCCTCCATCCACTCCTGTAGAAATTTGCATACCAACCTGTGGGTTGGGCCATTGGACGGAGCGCAAGACACCGCCTTCGGCTTGGGGTTGAGGCCCAGCCACGTAGGAAGATGACGGATTGGAGGGTCGAGACAGGTAGTCTGTTTGGCCAGAAGGGTTGGGGTCTACGGGGCGGGGACCTGGAGCATAGGCGTCAGAGGTATGGCGTGGCTGGCCCGTCCCCGACCAAGTCTCCGTCACCTTGCCTGACCCGGCTTGGCCTTGGATGGGCACGTTTCCAATACCACGAGGAAGGCCCGGAATGGCAATGACATCCATGGGGACATTGACGGCTCCGTGGGTAGCCGTTGCGTCTTGAGGAGGCCGCATATCCATCCCCGTTTCGGGGTTCCCTGCCATGGCCGCCACTTGTGCATGGGCCGATGCATAGGACGGGCGCGGACCGGCTTGGGGACCAGACGGCTGCATCATTCCGGATCCAACCTCTGGGATGACGCCCATCATCGGAATGTCTGCCATGGCCGGCAGGCGATCACCCTCTTGAGCAATTGGGGGAGGGTTGACCGAGCCGGTTGCGTCTGCGTATTGGACCGTGTCGACAAACAAATCGGGATTTCCAGAAACATAAAAGGCCGGGGCAGTCATGCCTTGGGTGGTAGGGCGCTGGGTAAAGTCTGACTGGGGGATTTGGTAGGGGCGGTCAGGACCGGCAAAAGGCGCGTCTTTGAGGGACCTCACATTGGCATTGTCGTAGCGTGCCATGTTGCGGAGGCCGACGTAACCCGTCCAATTGCCTTCGTCACGTGGCGCAGCCAGTTGAGGGTCACGCGTAAAAAAGGTTTCACGATTGACGCGTTGTTCTTGGTCGGCGCGACCCGCAACGGCTTCAGCATAACCAAAGGTAGGATCGGCGGATGGCATCACATACTCGTTGGGTTCCTCGCCCTTCCGTGGCATGGGGCGCGCGGTGCGATCATTCCCGGTCCATGCCATCATCTTGTGGTGGGGGCGCCCCAACTCAAAGGTCGGTACCTCCTTCCAAATGTCCGTCTTGTACCTCTCCATGTCAAGGGTGTAGGTGTGGGACACTTCTCCCGTGTAAGGGTTGGTATAGGTGGCGGCATAGTCGGTGTAGCCCCAGTAGGGATAGAGGTTATCTTGGGTAAAGTCGAAAAGGGCCATTCCTGGGTCTGCCGTTTCGGTGGGGCGCATGGGGTTGCGTTCTCCAACACCGCCTCCCTTGTTGTAATTGTCCACTCCAGACTCGGGGTCTGCATATGACAAATTTCCAAAGGCAAGTTCAGCCGCTGAAGACGTTGCTCCGCCGCCTGTCGCTGCGCCCGACATAAAGTTCTGTCGAGAGGAAGCCAAGTTGTGCTGGACCGTGTCTCCTTGGTTGGTCACCGCAAGGCGCGATTTTTGGTGGGTGTTGAGTTGAGAGTAGGGCACCGAGGTGGAGAGTGGGGGCGGATTGGGGTTCTCGTAGAGGGTTGCGGCCCCGGGGTTTCCAGGATCATTCACATGAATCTCTGTGGGCCCACGCCAGGCCCTTGGGGGTTGGTAGGGAGGCAGGCGAACCCCGTGCTCCTGCTCAACCTCGCGACGTTTTTCGGGTTGGTCCGGGTTGGGCACCCATCCAGCCTGGCGACTCCGTTTGTCATTGATGGCTTGGCATGGAGGGATGGGTGCAAAGGTGGATGGGTGAGGGTTGAACCCGGATGATGGATGATATTCGTCAGAAGAAGAATCTGACGACACCTCCCTGGGTTGGCCCTGAGGTCCCCATGGATACTGAAAATAAGGAGGGTGGGCGGGAGCCGCTTCGTCACTGTCCGTGTCTGAAGAATCGGCCATGGGTGGTTTGATGTTGATCAGTTGGTTGTAATAATCTTCCTGGCGTTGAATCTGGGACATGCCGGCACGCTTTTCACGGCGTTTGCGCCTGGCACGACGTTCTTGTTTCCGTTGGCGACGAGATTTTTTCGGAGCCTGGTGAGGTTCAATCCCATAAACCGAAGCGTCAAAGTCTGGAAATGCATCTGCAAGGTCAACGCCTTCGGAGCGCAAGTGAGACATTTTATGGTGGGCCAAGAAGTTAAAACGTGGAATCGAGGGGAAAAATGAACTTTAAAAAAATTTCATTGGGTAGAAGGCACGGAAAAAGGCAAGACCAAGGCATGGGTCGCCGTGAAATAATAGTCGATAGACTTGAGGTTGTAGGGAACTGCAGAAATTTCCGTACACAAAAAACGCAAGCTGCATGACGGGGGAACGCCACCGTGAAGCTTCCCACTTGCCAGTCCTTCGACCGACCCTGCGAGGCGGACCTTGAAGTAATTAACTTTCCTGTCAGAGACAGGCTTGACAAGGACGCCGAGGGAGGAAAGAAGTTCAAAGGTCTTTGAGTCACGGCGACAATTCACATGGTAAATCGGCTGCTCGGAATCGTCTTCAAGGTAGAAGGATGGACGGTCACCTACAAAACCTTCAATCTCAAGGCCAAAAGGCAGAGGTTGGTTGAGAGGGAGGGAGGACACGTAGACTCTCGGATATTTGGGGGTAACTTCGCGGGGATCCGGGGGATGAAGATAGGAAAATACCGGATCTGCTTGTGCAGGAGGGACCGAGGCCTTGGCGGCGATTTGGAGGAGATCCATTGTGTGGGCCAAGACCAAGTGTTGGCGAGGAAGCAACTCGGTGAGTTTATGGAGGTTGAAGGAGGATGGACGACTGGCACGGAAGGTCTGGGTGTAGGAATTAAAGATGGATGTCGAAAGGGTGCATGAGCGAAAGGAGGAGGAGCCCGTGGGAGAAAAGCGGCATGCCAAAACAAAGTCGAGTGAGTCAAGGATAAAGCACTTGGAGGAGGGAAAGGCATCTTTTAGGGCCTCTAGCTCTTCTTCAAGGGTTTTGCCCAAGGGATCCAGAACAAACTCGGGACGTCTTGGCACTTCCTCGTTAGCCATCCCTCTGGACGTTTCATCAAGAGCATCCTTGGAACAAATGACCTTGAAACCTTTAGCTTCAAACTTGGCAGCTCGTCGGGGTTGAAAGGTGGTGAGGGAGAGGGGACGTGCCTCCATCGTCTCCCATGCCAAGAGGCAGGCTGAAGAAAGCCATAGGCGGTGCTCTCCATCCTCTGATGGCACGACAATGGCCTGGCAGGCATCAAAGTCAAAACCTTCCACGCAGCGAACAACGTTGGGACCTTGGACTCCAATCACCTGGATAATCAGGTTGCCAGAAATATAAAATGTAAATGTCGAAGAGGTCGCCAAGCCTCTAAGCGACACGCCTTTGAAAACATGCCATTCAACTCCTCGCCATTAATGACGGGACGGCAGCGGTTCAAAAGATCCAAGACAAGCGGAGTCTCTGATCGTCTGAAATGTATGGTGCAGTCGACTCCAACCGTTCCTTGAGCTTGAAGGGAGACAAGTCCCAACCTGGAGGGGAGCTAGCCCTCTCTATGTGAGGTGCCAAGGCCCTGCGAAAAACTTCTAATGGACCATTGGTTGGATATCTCAAAATACAAGGAGTCAAAAAGAGACTTAGTGTGGAATTAAACATTTCCGGTGGCCCCTTGGCACACAACCACTCGAAAAGATGCTGACTACGACTCGAGAATAAAAATTCACAAATTTCTCTCCAATTATTTGGTGTCAGCCTAGCATACCACCTTTCAAACTTTTTGCCGCCCAATTTTTCAATCTGGCCACTGGCAATCAAGGGGTCGAGGTCTTTGTGAAGACGACGACTTGAAAGACGTTCCATATTTGGGATTTTTAGAATGAATAGGTGCAAAGATTTTCAGCAAACCTTCATGAAAAAATTTTACGAGAATTCAAGGAGAAGATTGGGATTTAGGAAGAGGCAGTAGCCGATCGAACAAAGAGGCCCGTCGCAGCCAAAAGATCAGAGGGAAGTGACGCAGAAAGGCTCTTGGCCTGAGTCACGACAAAGGCCGGAAGAGAGGTTGTTGCAGACGACGCCATGATAAATGACACGATAATGGCCGTGAGGACCATGTCGGGAGTCGTCGAAGCCTTGGCAGCGATGGCCCTCAAGGCATCCAAAGAAAGGCCGGGAAGGTGTTTGGCCAACCGGCTACAAAGCTCCATGTCACCCGCAAGCCAGTGACCCGAAATGGGATTGGCGCGCATAATGACCCACCGCAAGTCGATTGCCAGAGCGACGGGGTCAACTGTCGTTTTGGATGGTACATTGGTTGGGGTGGCAACCGAAGGAGGGGCGGCCGGTTTCGCAGGAGGAGCAACGGCAGATTTGGTGAGAGGCTCATCATCAGAAGAAGAATCATCAAAGAGACCCCCTGCACCACCAGCGCTTTCCTCACCATCATCTTCGTCAGGCACCCCGAGGCAGGTGGTATATGACAAGTCACATAGGGTTGCCGTTGATGGACCCGCGGGCGCCCCTCGCCAATCATCGGATCCCCCACAGGGGTAACACTGGGCGCGATAGGCCGAATTAGACCCCTTGGTCTTCATTCTCCGGCCACGCCCGGCAGATCGGGACCCGCCCCTTCCAGACGATCCAGCCCTAACACTCATGCCCTTGGAAAGACCACGGTAGACGGGACCTCCAGAGACGATTTCGAGTTCGTGACGAGCATCTGCCTCAGCGGCAGCCTTCAAGGCCTCTTCCTTGTCTTCCACCGAGACGAGTGAGGTTTCTTGGTCCACAACTCCCATGGCGAGTTCAAGAGCCGCCACCTTGGCCTTGTCTCTCACCGATGTCACTTGGAGGTAGTTCAAGAAGGCCTTGGATCCGGCACCCAAGAGAGACGATGCACGGCTACCTTCGACGGGAACCAAACGAGTCGTCCCAATTTCCCACTCACCGACACGAAGGGCAACAGCCGGAAGGGGCTCAGTCAAGAGGGCCCACATGTCCACTTGGGTTCCTCCTAAGACCTTGGAATGAAAGGTGCGGCAAAAGGCTGCCGACGAAGGCCAATCCACATAGAGAGATGGAGCGCGACGAACCTCTTCAAACTTTTCGCAGATGGCAAAGGTTTCTTCAGCCGCTGAGCCACCCGTCATGGTGAGGTCCAACTGATGGGCATCAAGTTCCTTGGTGAGGTTGGCAAGTCCCTGCTTGCAATAGGACGACAGGCCGATACCAATCGTAATGACTTCCCACCCAGTCGAGGGACCTCCTTCACACCCATCAACCAGGGTACGAAGGGCATTGGCGGGAGGCACGTGGACATCTCCATCTGTCAAAAACACCATCGTAGACTTGCGTGTGAGGTGGGCCTCAGGAGGCGGCTTGATCCGTAGGGCTGCCTTGAGGGCCGAGAGGGCTTCAGTGCCACCTGAAATCTTGGAGGCATAGAGGGCACGCATCACGCCGGCAATGTTGGCTGGAGTCGCCAAAAAGGCATGCCTCTCATTGGCCAATACATTCCGAGGAGTCAAGCGGAAAGTCTCCCCCTCCTGAACCATCGTGTAAAAGGACGACTCGAAAATGACAACCGAAAAGTAATCCGTCGCCTTGAGTGACCGGACAACCGCCGCAAAGGCGCGGTAGGCATAATCCAGACGGGAAAGCGACGTGGACGACGATGAAGAATAGCCCCATGGACGCTGACAAACTGGCTGAGCAGGTGCGGACGGGTCGTGGGCAGTGCCCATCGACCCAGACACGTCAATCACAAAGGTGGTGTACTCGACGATGGAAGAAGGGGACTCATCCTTCTTGGTTTCGTCCATCACCAAATCTTCCATGGCACTTCCATCTACGGCACCTTCAGCTTCGCGCTTGGCAACAAAGTCTCCTGCGTCAATGGGATCCTTGGAAAAGAAGGACACATGGGCCATGTGACTAAAGAACTTGGCGGGGAAAATGGCTCCCTCGGCACGCATCGGGTCTGGCAGGGGTGCAACTTGGCCACAATGGAAAAATCCGGAAGGTTCCGTCGATTCCACTTGGATGGCCAAGAGGGCGTCATAGGGAAGTGCCGGTCCCGTGTAGGAAAGGATGGTAGATGGCGAAGGGAAGGGTGCCGATGGGGTGATGGCAATCCGGTCCGATCCCAAGACAAAATCTTCTGACTTGTCGCCCTTTGCCAAGGCCTCTTGGCGTTTCATGATACGCACAGCCTCGGCGCCCTTGATGGTGTAGGAACCTCCCAAGTCAACATGGATGGCAAGGTGGAGGGGAATGTCGTCCAAGGGAACCAGGTCCCTGCGAGAAATCCCGACAGGATTGTACCCCACACCTGCCAAGTTCGCCTTTGCCCGATCTTCATCAACCTCGGCCACCATGTAGCCTGGGTAGCACTTGGAGTGGAGGGGAAAACGAATAACGTTGTCGCGTGGGGCCAAGAGGCACACAAAGGTGGATTCCACGGTGATGGTGGCATTGGCGGGAAGATTCCCCACCGACCAGGTGAAGGCCTCGGACCCCTTGATGCGCGAGGAAAGGACGGCCGACCGGCCGGCCGAGACTTCACTTGCATAGATAGCGGCCGCCTTGGCCTTGGACTCGTGGATGGATTCAAGAACCTTGGTCGTTCCGTCAGCCGCCATAATCATCGCCTTGACGTTTTGCATGACAGTGTCTTGCGGAAGAGGGTAGACAACCTTTGCCTTGGCATCACGGCCCAAGTGGTTGACAAAGGTCTTTTTCATCTCGACCCGCATGTAGCCCACGCCGCACGTGTAGACAAGGTCCACTCCCTTGAGAGCCGCGGGTTGCTCAACATCGTCTCGAAAGGTCGCCGCACATCCAGGACAAAGGTCGAAGCCGGGATGGCAAGAGGTGCAGTGGTAGACGGCATCCGTCCGGGTGTAAGACTTGTGGCACAAGTCACAATACCAAGACCCGGAAGAATACCCAGAAGAATGGGGGTAAGGGTCTGTGATGCGAGTCAAGCGGTGTGGATGGGCAGCCTTTTTGAAAAAGTCGTCGCCAATGTGAACTTGAGGAGTCTTGGCATCTTCTTCTTGAGGGGTCAGCAAGAGCTGCCCCATGATGGATGCAAGTTCTTGAGGGTCCATGAGATCAGGTTGGGAAAGGTAGAATGTGTCTATTGGAAAGACTTTCTGTCAAGTTAAAATACCAATACACAATAAAATGTCTTCTTATTACTTGGGGTCTTCTCCCTCGACTACCCAGAGATTTTTGGACAATTTTCCCCATGACACAACAGAAATCATGCTGACCCGCCATATCCCAGACAAAGGTGAGATCCACATGATCCACATGAAGGTCCATTTCAAAGATGGTAGATGGGAGGGTGAAACAATGACCTTGACCCTTCCCAAAACAAAGAAGTTTGTGATTAACGACAAGGCTCTGGGGGATCCGACCTCTCGCCTTGACCAAAAAATCTGTGCCTTTCTCTATTGCAAGACACCCAAAGACTACCGAGAAGAAATCCAACGATGGCTTCTCCTCGATGACTCCAAGCTCTTGATCTTGCACAAATATAATAAGGTAGTTGTATTGACAAAGACGTCTCAAGGAAATGCCTTTGAATACGCCGAAGGGGAAGGCTACGGTTACCGAGACATTTCAGAATCCCTCGACCTCTTCCAGAATCATTGGTACGATGGCCAGGCTAGGTCGCGCCGTGATCCATCGGGCCATCCTGAAAGGTTCAAGGTCTATGTCTGTGATTACCCCTTGAGGGCCTTGGACGATGCTGTCGATGCTGATGACAAGGACCTCGCAATGCTTATTGTCGAGGGTGGGGGATGGGAGGGAGATGAACTCTCTTACAATGTCAACCATGCGATACGCCACATGCGCTACGAGAAGAAGGGATACACCGCCGCATTGGGTGCCCTAATAAGCCTTGTGCCTCCCAAGGATCTTTTCCTGACAGCCGAAGATGCTATGCGTCATTTTGACGTGGATCTGTTGATTCTTCTTGGCCGCTACAGCGACTTGAACGAAATCTTTACATCAAGCTTCATGCACCTCTTCTTCTACTATGGTCATCAGGACAAGGTCAAGGAGCTTGAAAGACTTCTTGACAACCTCCCACCATCGTATATCAACACTGGATGTGACGAGATTGCCCGTGCCATCGAACTTGGATCCCTTCCTCTTCTCCATCTTTTATTGGCCCATTGCACCAATGCAGAGTATCTTGAAACCCGGTTGATTGTGGGGCTGAGATTGTTTATCCATAGACCTGACACTGAAGAAAATGCCACCCTTTTGGAAAATTTCCTCAAGGTTGTCCCCCCCGATCTTAGCTCTAATATCTGTCTTGATATGGGAAATACGGCCATTCAGATGGATAAGCTCCGGTTTTTTGAAAAGTTTTTGGCCTGTAGATGGTCACGTTCTGTGTTGCTCTTTTGGAACAACTTGATTTCCAATTATCGTCCACTATCACCCAATCGCCAAAAGATGCTTGACGCAATTCGTCCTTACCTGGTTATTGGTCCCAGAGGGATGGGTGGTTGAAAAACCACAGAACAATGTAGGGCTAGACAAGAAATCAAACCAGAGATTTATGGCAAAAATATGTGTCCGTCCATATCCGTTGGCGGGTCATAACTGCCATGGAATCCAATCAGTGGGGTGTCGGAACCGGGGTAGGTGTAATAGAATTTACCTTTAGGAATCACTCTGGTTGTCTTGGTGTGAGGTAAGACGGCCTTGACGTCACGCGGTGCTTTGTGGCGATCAAGAAGTTGTAGAGGGGAAATTGGTGTGAAATTCTTGGTTAAATCATACTCGAGGTATTTTTGGGTAATGGACTCCAGTCGTTTCTGTATAATCTCTGTGAACCGAGGTCGTGCGTCTGTGGGAACACGTCCCAGGTGTTGAATCATAAGTTTTTCTATATTTTCCAGCGACTTTTTCTTCAGGTGTTTGCTACCCACCACAATGGCCGCTAAGGACTTGTACCAATTCAAAGGAGACCAAGTTTGGAGTTTAGGTTTTGGGAAAGCCCCCCTAATGATGGGGCAATGGATTCCGGTGTACTTAAGCATGTCGAAATAAAACATGTAATTAGAGTACCGAACATCTTTAGTGTCATATTTGTAGACGCCATAGGCTTTCGTAGGCAACGGGTCACCTCGTGACAGAGTTTGAATAAATTTTCGTGCAACTTTTGCGTGCAGGACAACTTCGTTGGTGCCAACTAGGCGTTTACATTTTTTCTTGTAAATACTGTTGAGTTTCACAAGGTTTTGAATTGCTTGAGAAAAATTCCATGGAAAGGCGGTATTTGCAGTGAGAAACCCATTATGGTCAGTTGGGTTGAAATGAAAGGGTATGTCTGCCAATACCTCAAGGCTGAGAATCAATCGCACCGATGGCTAATCATCATCTTCGTACAAATCAATTGTGTGCAATGTATCTCGCGTCACCAGGGTTGTATAGACGCCGGGAAACTGGTGAGGGTTAAAGGGTGATTTTTTCAAAAACCCATCCTTATCGATTGATTTCCAGGACGACACAGGTGTAACATGAACTAAATACAATGGTATGTCCTCGGCGGGCATTTTATGTATATATTATATCTTCCGGCAAAACCCAAAGTGGAAGTTTATTTTTTTTCGTTTCCCTTCCTTTGAAATCTTTTCCAAACTTTGACAAATGTCTAGTCTTGGTGTCAGGGTAGGACCTTCTTCGTCGACAACTAAAATGTGTGACTTGGATATTATCAATCAAGTCTTGGCGAGTGAGGCTGCCCACAAAACTCAAAAGTGGGAACCCGTGCCTGTGGCAAAAGCGGACCAAGTGACATCTGCTTCTTCTGAAACCACCAAGGATAACCTCAAATCCATTGAAAAGTACATGTTGAACCTCATCTCCTTAGCCTCCCATATCGACTTGGAACCCAACGAAACCTTTGAGTTGGAGGCCCGTCTAGGAAAATTTGACGCCGTCGCGGGTGCCTTCCGTCCAGGAGTGTCTAAAGAGTTTATGGACCGCTGCATAGCCGTTTTTAACCAATGGGACGGGTGGGCAGAAGTCACCCCTTGGGCCCAAACCGAAGACACCTACTACGAAGCCAATGGAAAGCCCTACCGCACAACCACGGATTACTCGACAAATCCTCCGGCAATCCACCACACCGTGAAGGAAAAAATGGCCATTGCTGATTTTGTCAGCCAGACAACCCAAGGTGCAAAGGTGAATGACCTTTATGACTTGCGTGTGTGTCTAGCAAAGGAAAAGTCCGTTCCGGCTCCTGCAGTGAACATTGTGATGCCGTCTCATGTACGCATCAAGATCCGCAAAACCTTTGCCTATCAGCCCGAAGGCTGTGACGCCCCTCATTGGAAATTCGATTTTACCATGGCTTGGCAAGGGAACAATATCGTAGAAGCCGACCGGCGTCAGGCTGAAGCAGAAGGCACAGTCTATGAAGTGGAACTGGAGTGTGCCAATCCCCACATCTACTTGGTTGCCGCGTCTGTCACGGCATCCTACCTCGCAGCATCTCTTATCCTCAAGGTCAAAAACGACTTGCTTCGATGGGGTGCATGGCGCCCATCGGCCCTCACCGCACGGCGCCACGTCTTGTCTCCGCTTTCATTGGACATTTTTTTCCGCATTGTCCAGACCAAAACCTACGTGGCCGTGTAAATAAAAAAATCATCCATCGTACCACTTAAAAAAAAAGGAAGAAATCCGTCAAGAAATATATACTTCTTTATCCAATCTCTCTATAAACTTTCATGTCGGACGCTTTGCAATCGGTCAAACTCCTCCTCCAAAGGGCGGCCTTGGGCACCGGAAAGGGAGGAAGCCATCGATCCATCTTGGAGAGGTTGGAGCCAAAAACGTCCTCAACCTCCGATGACCTCTTGTCGTCCCTCCAGCGTTTAGCCCAGGATCAAGAGGAAGACCTTCCAAGAGAGAACCTTGAGCCACCCATGACGAGGACTGCAACCCCGTTACCCCCTCAAGTCCCGTCTCCTTCATTCTCTCCTCAAGTCAAAACCGAGACCTCCCCGAGTCCATCCCCTTCACAAAGAGAGGAAGCTCCCGCAAAGATGCACATTGGTATGCGCTTCGAAGTGGCTGAACCAACACCTGACGAGGTAGAGGTAGAAGAGTCCAAGTCGCCCCCTTTTGTGTGCCCCACCCTTCCTTCCTCCTTTCCTCAAGCCAAGATTGACGAGTTGGCAAAGGCTGAAAGTGCCATCCAAGCCAATCTAAAACCGGCAGCCATCGGTTGTAGTCCTGTCACTGCCCAAGCCGCTTATCAGGAATGGATCGCCTTGGTCGCCAATCAAGATGACATCCAAAAGGCATTGGATGCTCAATCCAAGCGTCAAAGGAAACTCCAGACAGAAGCCAAAGTTGCCAAGTTGGAGGCTTTGGAAAGGGCAATGGAGGCTGAAGCTTCTCAAGAAAGTGGGAAACCTAGGGCCGCCACGCCACCCCAAGACCCAATGGCAAGTCATCCTCCACCATCGCCCAAGGAAATGGAAACCCTTCCTGAAGTTACGGATGACAATGCAGACATTCCCATGCCGTCCTTCACGTCATCTAGTGGTGGTGCGACCTCTGAATGGGGTGTTCCTTCTCCTGCCACTACTTTGGATGAGGGTGGACTTCCCGAGCCTCAACCTATTTTTGAATTGAAGGCGGACATCCAAGATGTTCAGGAAGAAAATGTCCATCCGCCTGAAGAATCTTCAGTGTCTGAAATAATTCAAGTTGAATCGTCACCAAAAGCCTCGACATCTTCCCCTCCGCCTGAAGTTCCGACATCCTCACTGTCATCCCACCCTGAAATCCCAGTTTCTTCACCATCACCACCTCAAGTTCCGACGTCCCCTACCCCTCAAGCCCCTCCCCCTTCTTCAGAGACATCTTCGCCATCTCCTCCTGAAGCCCCTTATTCCGCACCCCAAGTCTCGACATCCTCACCGTCTCCTATACCTCAAGCCCCTCCCCCTTCTCCAGAGACAATCGTGGCTTTTCCCCCAGTCGAGGAGGAGGATCAAGGGGTCCCTTCATCTTCATCCCGTGTCCCCCCATCACCAACTAATGGGGCAGCAACTTGCCCACCACCTTTGTCACCCCCACCACCTTTGTCACCCCCTCCATCTACCAAAGAACCCAAGGCAGCATCTCCTCAAGAAGTCAACGAGCCACGTGTCTTGGATCTTTCTTGTGCGGGCACGCGCTCTCCTCCAACCTCTCCCCCTACCAATCCGGGCGATCCGCCCCCTTTGCGCGTCTTGGACCTTTCGGACAATGTCGCTCCTTCCAAGGTTGAAGTTCCGTCAAGCGACGGCGACACCACCACTCTTCCAGCCTCACGTTTGGTAGTCCTCGGGGAATCCAAACCGTCCAAGGCCTTTGACTACTCGACCATGACCAAGGATGAAGCTCATCAGAGGTGGACCGCCGTGGATCGGGCACGTGGAACCCGTGTATCGGTGGTTCAACTCAAGGCCTACTGTCGTGCCCTTGGTCTCAGCTTCAAGACACCCAAACGTGCAACCTTTGCCATGATCAAGGCTCACTTTGCCAACATGGCACCATGAACATTAACACGGTGATACATGATTCTTTGTGGAAGAGACTCGCCAAGGATCGGGTCCTTCGGTGGCCTGAGAATCAAATTACAACCCCTTGAATAAAACTTTCTTCTTATGGTTGTTGCAGCAATTGTTACCGGATCCGCAGGCTTTATTGGGTCTCATTTGTGTGATTTTTTATTGAAACTTGACGAGGTGTGTATGGTTGTGGGGATTGACAATTTTTGTCCGTATGTAGGACTCTCCCATCCTGAAAGCACAAAGATCAAGATGGCCAATCAAACAGAGGCAATGGCCAATCCCAAATTCCAACTCATTGCAAAAGACATTTTAGACGTCGACTTGGGTCTTTTGGCGAATCAAATAAGGGCTCAAACCACTGGCGACGTCGACGTGATCATCTACCATCTTGCGGCTTCTGCGGGGGTGAGACCCTCCATCAAGGATGCAAAAACCTATGCAACCAACAATGTTCAAGTGACGACTCACCTCTTGGAAGGAGCAGCCAAGGGAAACGTCACATCCGTCGTCCTCGCATCTTCCTCTTCCGTCTATGGTGATCGCCCAGTTGTGGCATGTGAAAAAACGGGCGTGAAAGCTTCAGGCCTGCGCGCCTTTCACGAAAGCGACCACACTGACCTTCCGATATCCCCCTACGCGGCAACGAAAAAAGCGACTGAACTCATGGCCTACACCTTTCATGTCAATCACAGCCTCCCCGTCGCGTGTATGAGACTCTTTTCTGTCTATGGACCACGCCAACGCCCCGATTTAGCAATCCACAAATTCATGACACGTGTCAAGGAAGGACGTGCCATTGACATTTATGGAGACGGCTCCATGGAACGTGATTTCACCTTTGTCTTGGATGTTGTCAAGGGCCTGTGGGAGGCTGGCCAAGTCATTCCGAGAATGGGATACAAGGTGTGGAACCTTGGCAACTCAAGCCCAATCAAACTCCTTGACCTTGTGAAAGCCATTACCAAGGTAACCTCTCTCACCGAACCTCCTTCCCTCAATTTTCTTCCTGTACCACACGGAGATGTGGCAAGGACGTGCGCCGATGTGTCAGAGGCAGCATGTGATTTGGGGTACAGACCGTCCTATTCCCTTGATGCTGGCCTTGCAGAAGAATGGGCTTGGATTTCAACCGACCATTAGAGGGCGGGCGTCCTCACAATAATATCATTCTCCTTCAAGCTTCATCTCACACAGAGAGAGAAAAAATCACAGGCATCAGATCCGACGCGATGGGGTTCTTCTCGATGAATGAAATTACCCTTCCAATCTTCACAATGTTCTTTACACAATTTGAAATCCTTGGCACAAGCCTCGCGGGCCCATGATCAAGTCCATGAAAAAACGGAATGTGTCGAGTTTTTAAAGACTATCTTCAACTGACCTCAGGATCCTGTGGATCCAAGGTTCGAGCTTCGCTCTTACGCCAGACCTCTATATTTTATATCAAGTGGAATCATCATCCCAACCCCGTTTTATTGAGTGTTCGACGAAATCTTTTTCGAATAAATGTAGGAATTTCACTGCGGTGTTTGTGTTCACGCTGGATAAGGAAGATTTCACGGCGGTCATCGGGAAGGAGCCACACCATCCTGTCAAGGATACCACAGGTCCACAAGGCAGGCATAAAGGCACATTGATCCCGAAGATGGTGGCTAGGAATCAAGGTAAACCATGACCACCAAGCTTCATTGAAGAGAGTCACTTCCTTGGTAGGGCGACGTCCGAGAATTCTCGTCTCGGCAAGACCAATACCTCGTGGAAACCCTTCATTTTTCAAGACTTGGCGTTGGAGACGAAAGGATTTGAGGTCATGGGTCATTCCATTTTGAAAGCAATACTCAATCTCATCATAGGTGCACCCGCGAGCCGGGTGAGGGAGGGTCCAAAGGGGTGCTGCGAGGGGCAATACTCCTTGAAACCGCTCAAAGCATGTTTTCTCCACCATGGAGACATTGGCATCGACCCAAATGGATACGTCATGGGGTGGCAAGAGGTGGAGGTAATCTACAATCTTTATACGTCTTGCCATAAGGCGGGGGTTCCGGGCCGTTTCTTGGCAAAGGTGAACGTCCCAAAGACCGCCCTTGAGGAGCGTCGCTGCCCTCAGGGCAGGCGTTCGATCGTAGGTTTGTTTGTCTGTAAAGAGGTGATAGGTAAGATCCCACCCGTCAGGCGGCTTGCAAACGTGTGGTATGCCCCAGGCTCGACTTGCCCCCCGGCCAGACAGTTGGTGCCGTCCAAAAATGGCCGTAAAGATGATTATTCTCATGGTCCTTCCCTCCGTTTTAATTGTGGGTGACCAAACGGGGAGGACCCAACAAACATTTGAATTTTGTGTTTGGCTTTCAAGTGAGAGGAAAGGACCTTGGTAAAAATGGTCGCATGAATAAAAACATGGGAGGCTTAGCGGAATTTATTGTGCGGCGCAACTCCAAGGGAAGTCTTCAGCGCCTGTGTCGGATTTTAAAAGTAGCCAAGGAGAGGGGAGCCGTTGTCATTACGGACAGTCGCCACGCAGGTGTTACCATGGCACCTTGTGTGGCTTGGTTGACGTCCTCTCTCCAAGCTGCATCCATTCGAGTGACCCACCGTTCAATGGCCGGTTTGTGGGATGTCCGGCGACGGGAACGACGTGTCGTCTTTGTGTTTTGTAATCTGTGGGCCATGTGGCCCAATCGTTCGGCGTTTGCGCGTGTCAAGGCGGGGCCATGGGTGGCACTTCAAACCGAACACAAGGGGTTTCGTGTCTATGAGCGAGCCAAGTGCCATTACAGGTGGTTCCTCCACCGATGCGACCAAGTCTGGGATTTTGGCTTTGACTTTTGCCCCAAGAGTCACTCTATCTTTATGCCCACCATGTGGCACCCTCTCCGTATGATGCCGCCCAAGATGCCGACAAAATCAAAGGATGTTGTGTTTTTGGGGATTTGTGAAGGGAGGACATCTGATCGCCCACGGGTGATTCGTGCCCTCCGATCAAATGGGTGTAAGATTGGGTTTGGGAACAAACTTGTCTTGAGGGACTCGCTGGCCCTTTACGCCCGTTCAAGAATAGGCCTGATGATGCCGCGTCAACCAGGAAATTTCGAGATCCACCGGTTTGGTGCCTATGCAGTTTCATACACCTACATTGTGGCGATTGCCAAGGGAAACCTTGATAAAGAACTTGCTGCCCTCCTGTCTCCCCTTGTTGAATTTGTCAAGGGACCAAACGCTATGGTGGCAAGGGTCAAGGCTCTGTTACAAAACAAAGAAGAGCTTGACGAAAAGATTCTACAAGGCAATCGATGGTTTCGAGAAGAAAAAATGGAAGACTTGGTGGGCCAGGTGTGGAGAGGCGCCCAGGCTCGTCTTGAAGAAGACCCGGTGGCCACTCCACAACCCAAGCTTGTACCACCTAACCCCCCGTCTCAACGATCCCACAAGTCAAAAGATCCATCTCATCCATCAAAACCGTCTACCAAAAAACTACCAAAAAGACCCAAGGGCAAAATCTTGAGCAAAATCCTCCGTTTGTCTCAAAAACTCCGTTAGCCAGACAGAGGCCAATCGTTGTTATAGCCAATCCCTGCTTCTTCACATCCGCCAAGACAATCATCTTCCAAGGATGGCCGTACCGGAACACCGCCAATCGATCGGGTAGCCAGACGGTTTCCGTAGCGTTTGAATCCACAAGAGGAGCCTCCACATGAGAATCCACCATCACTTGGAGGTGGTCCAAAGGGGCTTGCCCCTCCACCGCCGGCCATTGGGGGGTAGTAGCCTGGATTTCCAAAGGCAAGCCCAGAGGGTCCCTTAGCATAAGGTTCACCCCAACCGCCACCATAAGGTCCACCACAACCGCCACCATAAGGTCCACCACAACCGCCACCATAAGGTCCACCACAACCGCCACCATAAGGCCACACGGGTCCATAGGTATAGGGCATTCCGGGACCAAGATTTCCTTGGTAGGGGAAGCCACTCACGGGAGAATAGGGCCACACACCATAAGGGTTTCCAATGTAGGAAGCCAGATGAAAGGGTGTTGGTTGATTGAGGTCACCGGGTGGATTTGGATAAATTGCAACTTGACGCATTGAGCCACTCCAGTCAGGAACATAGCGGACCAATGGGCGCGACATCTTTTGCTTTTGCCATAGATTTGTCAAACCTAGTCTAGAAAATCTCGCTTTCGTCGTAATTCAGAAGAATCAAATTCCAATTCTTCACATCTTCAATCTTCTCTCCATGGAACCACTGGAGCCAATCTACCAAGGAGATACTTGTGCTTCACCTGCCCTGTCTGTCGAGCCACCCTCTGATACGGAGGACCGAACACCTCCCAAGCGCAAGCGAGATGATCGGCGTTCTCGTGATGCAAGGGAAGACCGTGGATCAAGGGACGATCGCGGTCCGAGGGATGACCGCGGGTCAAGGGATGGAAGTGACAAGCGGACTCGTCAAGGTGGCCAGCGCGGTGAACGCAAGCGCACCCGACGCATCGCCATCACGGGCCGAGAATTGAGTCGTCTTTATCCCCCTGACTTTTTCCAAATTTTTTCTCAGTTTGGAACCGTCTTGGGTGTCAACCGCTACGAAGACGAAGTCTATGTTACCTTTTCGACAGAGAGTGCTGCCGACCGAGCAGTCCGTGAACGACGGTTTGAGATTGATGGGATGGCCATCTATGCAAGTTTTGGGAGGTCGGATCGTTACCGCCGCACCGCCGAAGAAGGTCGTCGTCCGCCCCACCCAACGCGCCACGACGCTCATCTCCACGCGCCTCCACATTCTGCCTATTATGCTCCGCCTCCATCTCATGCCTACCCTCCATCTCATGCCTACCCTCCGTCTCATGGCCCGCCTCCGTCTCATGGCCCGCCTCCGTCTCATGGCCCACCTTTGGCTGAGGGAGGCTACGGTCACCCTCCTCCCTCGGCCTATGGCCACGGTGACTACCGTGATTCTGGACCTCCTCCTGGTTACGGCCCTCCACCCAGCTATTCACGCAATGAGGGTCGATCCCGCAATGAGGGTCGTCGTCGAGAGGGTGGCCGTGATCGCCGCGACCGTCGTCATGAAGATGGTCCACACCGTCACGGTCACCCTGAAGATGGTGCGAGGGACGGTGACTCGAGAGATGGAGAGGAGGCTTAGTCAAGCTATCTGGATGTTGCCTAAACAAAGTGACCCTATCAATAGTTGAAAAACAACTAAACTAGGGTTGAGGTCAAATGAAATGGTAATCCGCAGGTGCTCATCACCTGAAAATTAAGTAACACTGTTAAAATCTCGATAATTTGTTGTAATTTCCTACCACTTTACAATTCTCCCTTCAGGATGAAGTCATGTGTAGTGTGCAAGGAAGAGTTTGAACCAAGCGTTTGCCAAACGTGCTTGGTCGGGCCGAACTGCATGGCAACTTACTGCCTGTGCTGTCTGGTTCGTATGGCCCAACACGGTTCCAAGTGCCCCTACTGCGGCCTCGTCTTTAGCATGGAGGACTTGCAGAAAAGTGTCATTGGAGGAGCGACAATTTTGGAACCCCCGAGCCCTTCATCTCCACCCAACCCCAGAAGGCGCATCCAGTGGCGTCACCGCTGCACCTGCTCCGCCCTCATCACGGTCATTGTCAATGGCATTTTTTGGCTCCACGTCCTTCTTGCCTTTGCCATCGGTGCGACCGTCTACCCCTTCATCCACCTCGTCTCCACGCACATCCTCCGGCCCTTCCTTCCATTACTTTTTGCCGATGCGGTCCACCTCATGTTGATTTCAGCTCTGGTTTGGCCCGTTGTCCGATTTTCGCAGAAGCTTTTCCAAGAGGACCGCATCTCTATGCTTTTGGCCATAGTCGCAGTCGTGCTAATAAATCGATTACGGCGCTTGTGACCCATTGGGGTGAAGCTCGGCGGTGTGACGGAGGCACCGTCCTCCTTCTTTGGATTTCCGTCACTCAAGTGCCTTTTCATGGTCTTGACAGCCGCCTTGGCGACTGGAGGAGTCACCCTCTTGGCCATCAACCTGTCTTGATTGCCTTTGGTGCACTGCTTGGCAAAACAACTCCTCTTCAAAACTTGATCCTTCTCCTCTGCCTCTTGGTTTTCTACGCTGTCAATGAGTCTATTGGGGTGATTGTTTTCGAAGCTGTCGATATGGGTGGATCCATGTTTGTCCATGCCTTTGGTGCCTACTTTGGTATGGCGGCATCGTTTGCTACAGGCTATGCACCTGCCAGGGCAGAGAAGGCCAAGGCATCTGAAAAGGCAACTTACTTTTCAGACTTGACTGTGTCGGCGAATATCGCGGAATCGGAAACCTTGCATCGTCTTTTCCCTTTGGATCCTGGAACACCCCAGTTTGAGATTCCAAGGGGATACGAGGAATACACCCAAGTTTTCTTTGGACCCCTCATCTCCAAGGTGGACGATTTTTACGGCTATGCCTATCTGGGATATTCTTTTGCCAAGGCTGAAGGTGTGCTCATGGTGTCTGGGACAGAGGGATGGTCTTTCCTAACTACGCGACGCCCCGTTATTAATTCCTTAGTCGAAGACTCCAGTATTAACTCCATACCCAGCGAGACCGACAGAGAGGACAAGTCGAGTGCTTTGCCAGCCAGCCCTTGATGCACACTTCATGGAAACCCGTCCCACACTGGGCTTTGCAGTAAGGGTTCTTGGTGGACTCTGAATCAAGATCATCGAGACAAATGACACAAGAGTCCGTCTCTCGCGGATCCACATAAGTGACACCTGGCGGAGCATTGAGGGGATCAAACATTTTTTGGGCAAGGTCCACGATGGATGGCCAATCCATATGAAACCCAGGAATAAGAACAAGCATTCGATGTTTACATAAAGGAATTTTGTGTCTTGATGCCATTTCTGCATCTTTGCATGTACAAAACAATCCCTTGTCTTCTAACCAGACATTGTAAGGGTCACCTATTGATCCCTTGACAACAAAAAAATCAGGAGCCGAAGACAAAATTTTAATGTCTTGGGATTGAGCTCTTGCAAAACGTTCTTCTAATTTATAAACATTCATCTTTAGATGCGAGGAAGATTCTGTGTAGATCTATTGGTCAGCAGCCAAAAGTTTATCAACTTTGAAATAGCTTTGACTCAAGTCCATCGCAATCAACTCTATCCCCACCAGAAAATTTTTTTTATATATAATAAAATGCGATCAACTTCACGCAGACTCAAATCTAGACGTCGTCACAGGTCAAGGCGGTCGAGGTCAAAATCCTACCCTGAACTCACTCCGAAGGAAAGGGCTGAAGCCGTGCGACTTTTGCGTCTCCACGCATCTTCCTTGAAGAATGCTACCATTCACCGTGATTTGCTTGAAAATTACAGAGAGCTTAAACGCTTTCTTGGGAAACGAGCCTACAATGAACTTCGGAGACGGGTGAAGGAGGCTGACCGACCCATAAGAAAACGCTCCAAGCCTCGCCGTTATTCAGATGAAAAATGGAAAAAGGGTTCTGGTGCGGTAAAACGCAAAAAGTCTCGTCACCTCTACGATGCTACCGACATGGGCTACAAACATTAGGGCTCCGGTCAGATCGCTTCGACAGTAACTGACCGTTCGTATCCGTTAGAACTCGTCCCTATGGTCTTCGGCCAAATCACCGAAGGTGAATGGTTGCCTAACGGCTCCCACTCACTAAAGTGATCTGGGAGGCGTAAGCCTACCAAATTTGTAATAAACTGCCGTGATTTTAA